TACTATAGTCTTAGTTCTCCACCATACTAGAAACTCATCTAGTATCTCTGATTGAAATGAGATATAAGGAAATAGAATATCATTGATTTTGATACTCTCTCTTCTTGTCCTCATTCTCATTATATCATCATAAGGCACTTTCCATCTATCTGCTAATGTTCTGATAAGTATTAATTCACCTATCTTAACATCATTGGCATTTGTAAAATCAATGCCATAAATTTGTGACATTCTTTCTCTAAAAGCAATCGCATCCTTGGATTTATCATAAAATAATTCAGTTCCATCAATGTCATTTCCACAATAACTGATTACCTTATTTATTCCTTCTATTGTTAATACTGTTCCCGGTTCAAATGGTAGTTCTTCTACATTTCTCATTCTGAATACAAACATTAGAACCTTTAAACTAGTTCTCTTCTGTTTATTATCAAAATGATGTATTGTAAACAAATCCATTTGCTTTCTGAATGGATTCTTTATCCTGTTTATCCAAGGATTGTTATTAGACTTTTCAATTAGTTCCTTGCTCTTCTCACATAAAATGTTTGTCAACTGTTTACCATGCATATCTTTCTTTACAAATAGCTTGGTAATAAAATAATGAATTAGTGGACAGTCATAAGATAGACTATTAAATCCTATCAACATCTCCACTTCATCTCGTAGATGTATCACTAATTCATTTCTTTGGTCAGCTAATGGACTAATCTGAAATATCCTTTCTTCTCTTGTTTCTATATTTCTTGCTCTATAGAGAAATAGATTGCGATAGTTTTCAGTATCATGTATCCATATCTTGCTCATAACTAATATTTACGTGTAATAAGACAAATATCTTCGATTCGTAAAAATAATACTAATTCATTTGGGTCATAATCCTTAGCTAGTATAATAGGACTTAATGCTCTATCTATTATAGCTTTACTAATTAGATTAGCTACAATTAAATCACTAATGAGAACTTTGTGTCCATTTTTTAATATGATTTCTATCATGTTATTTCTCCTTAAAGTTTTTCCATAAGTTATAAATTAAAGTTACCAATAACATTAATACTGTTAGACTTACCAGTACTGTGAATATTATTAGAAGGATTGATTTTATTGTTTCCATTACTTTACATTGAATAGGATTACTAAATCAGATGCCCTTGTAATTGCAGTATATGTCATTCTTCTTCTTTCTTCGTTATTTCTGTTTATCATAATAGAAGGAAAATTGATTATGACTTTTTCATATGTGCTACCTTGGCTCTTGTGAACTGTTACAGCATGTGCATATGTTATATCCGCAACCTGTTCTTTAAAATAATACTTTGCTTTGTAATCCAACCCCTCTCTATCTATCTTTCTTTGTATATCCATTATTATATCATGATACTCTCTTTCACTATCTTCATGTACTACTACAACATTATCATTGATTAAATAACATTTACATTGAAATATATCATATGTTGGAATTGTCTTACCTCCTGAATCTATTTGTGGCCTTGTATTATTAGCCATTTTTACACGATTAACAATTTCTAATTTACCATCTATATCTTGCAATACAGATTCAGAAGTTGGTATTTCTAATCTCCTTACTATTACATCACATGATTCAACTAAGATTTCCTGATTATTCATATACTCTTCATATGGAGCATTAAATATAATACGTTCACCAACTTCTACCTTCTTTGGATTACCATAAATTTCCTTTCTAACAGCAGTATTCATAGCATCTACTTCTTCATTTGTATATGCTAAATATTTATACTCTGTTGTACCATTTGTTGCAGCTAATCTACTAATTATCTTCTGTCTATCTGCTGTGAAAGTATAACCTACCATTACCTTCTTAATGATAGTTAGTTCTAATTCCTTTCCTTGTTCTTCTGAAAATACTTTCTTTGTTATTTGTTTATCCATCATCATCACATCTTCTTGCTTAGTCCATATAAGCTTTAAATTATGAGATAAATGAATAATAGGATTACCTTCTCCCTGTCTTTTGATTTCAGTTAAATTAACAATAGGATAACCCTTTGTAAATACTGGACTATCATTCTCATTAACAGGATTGAGTTGTTTCCTGTCACCTAGATAAATGATTGTCATTTGATCTTTGAATTCTTCGATTAAGTCTAACATTCCCGGTAGTCTTGCACCATTACCTTCTACAGCTTTGTTACCAACCATACTTGCTTCATCTACGATTAATAACTTACCATTAGGAAATGGTGGATACCTTGGATTAAATCTCTTCTTCGCATAAACAGCTTCACCATTCATAAATCTACGTTGTAATTGCAATCCACTATGGATTGTTTTAAATTCAATGTATGATTTATACTCAATCTTACTGGTGATTACATCTACTGCTTTATGTGTTGGTGCAGTAACATAAACAAGACCATACTTATAAAACTCATTTCTAATCATGGTAATTAACTCATTTACCATGTAAGTTTTACCTGTACCTGCACTTCCTTCAATAACAATTATCTTTTGATTTTGTCGGATTAAATCCAACACTTCATTAGCCTTCTCTAATTGATGGGAAGATAACATGACATTAAAGTTTGTAGTAGTAAAAAAAAATTAAGGTGGGAAAAATAAAAAAAAGTAGGGAGTACACATAAATATGTCCTCTCCCTACACTATTCACCTTTTCTGACTATTCACATCAGATGTAACCAGAGTGGAATCGAACCACTCTTAGAAACCGTTTAGTTAATTTTGATTTTGTATATCTGTTAGTATCATTATGGTATGCTTTGGGCAGCATCCATTCTTTACAATATACTCTAATGTTCTTAACTTTTGATTGAACAACTTAATAGCTACTCCTTCTGGTTCAATACCATTAGTTATATCTATTGCTAATGTTAAGCAATCTTCACTCCATATTTGAGCATATCTATTGATAACTATTTGAAGCGGGTCAATGAATTTGATTTTCATGTGAATAGATTGAAATTGGTGAATTTGTTATCGCATCCTTGGATAAAAGTAATGAATATTAATTAATACAAAAAATACAGAGCCGGAAAACCAAATCCACTCTGTATTCTTTGTTCAACTAATTTTATTCATTCATCATAGCTATAACGGGCTTACCCAATGAGTTTCAGAAAACATACCTCCTTTTGTGTTTTAATAGTAGTAGCCATTACTGACTACTACTATTGTGTTTGTTTAAGGAATAAGTTGTGATGGTGCATTAAGTGCAGTTAACACTTCTGCACTTATCTCCGGTGAAGCATAGAAATCAGATGGGTCTGCATTCCTGTTGTCAATGTCTGCTGTTGGAGTTGTCTTAAAGAATACAGCACGATATTGCACTTTACCATTCTTATCAAGAATGAGATCATTTGCAATACTGTTACCTTCTTTATCCTTGGCATTTTCAGGATAGCGAACTACCTGTGAATTTGCCACATCATCCAATGTCAACGGAATGTCAACAGATTCAATTGCACGTTTCTGGTTATCTGTAAGTATTGGCTGATTAGACAACACTTTGTACAGACACGCCGTAGCATTTTTTGTAAGGAGTGCAGCGATGCTTTCTACTGTGCTATTCATAGGCACATCAATGAAAGCAACCCTGTTTTCATCACGTTCAATTGATTTCATATCAAATCCGAAATCTTCTGCTTTAAACAGGTTGTCCTGCATGTTGTTACTTACCTGTGCTTCAGGATAAGTGAAAACATTTTTAAAGATTTGCCGGAGAGTTGCAGTCAGTGTTTTGTTCTTTTGATACTGTGATGCTTCTACCTTATCTACGGTAATTGCACCTTTACTGATTGACACTACTGCACCATTGTCTAAGACTGTTTCGCTAACCAATGTAGCTGCTGCTACTGCTTTGTTTGTTTCCATGTTCTGTTTTTTGTGATTGTTTTTTTGTAATTGTTTAAATTGTGAATATTAAAATGTCTACCTAGCTAGAATAGACAGAATAACCTTATTGATTTAGGAAATGAAAAAAAAAGACTGCTCAAGGTTACACCTTGGGGTTATCTCTAAATATCCTTTATTCTTTGATACCTGTTAAAGCAGTCTTTAACGATTGTAAAGGTGGGTACTTTATCATCTTGATTTATTAAAAAAGAAATGCCTGATATTTCTATCAGGCATTTTCTTTCCTTAATTAAAACCTCTATTTATACTGTATTCTTATATGCTACGCTCATATACTTTATTGCAGCAATGAATTTGTATCTTTCTTTTCTTCGTTTATTTAAAGATACATCTTCATATGTAACAACAATTGGTTCATACCAATCATCATCAGCCACGATCACGTAGTCTCCCTGGTAATTCATTTCTTTAATGTTATCAACCTGTGTTGATGTAGATTGTTCTACTATGGGCAGATCATCTTCAATAGCAGCGGCCTTAACTTGACCAAATGCTGTTAGTGATACGCATACTAACAGCAGCATCATGAGTTTCTTCATGTTTTGTTTTGTTTTTAAATGGTTAATCAACATATATAGGTGTGGGATTGTATTTGACAGCTTCTTTCTGCCAAATGTTGTGTATTTCGCTTGGAGTAATATTTGCTACATACTTGCAGCAATATGAAATAGAGTAATGATTTTTCATTACATCTGGTAACCTTCCCCACCATTTCAAGGCGAGTTCTGTATCAAGGTCTACCCGTACTAAAACTTCCATGATTTAAATGTTTTAATAAATGTAATAAAAAATTATACCATTATCTAAATTTCTTTTATTTAAGACTTAATGGACTGAATAATTCCCTTTCACACTCTTCATATGACCATTGTGGATAGTCAAAATGAATTTTGTCTAATAAATTACAGTCTGAACCTACAGGACAACCACAAATATCATCTTTAAATTCTGTCATTCCTATATAGGGACATAATTCATATGGACACATGTGAACTTTTGAACTGGAAAGAAAAATAGCAACCACTCCCATGATTGCTATTATTATCATTACAACATATTTCATATAAATTCTGCTTTTAAAGTTTTAGGGTTAATATGAATTATTTGTTTACCTTGGTTTATTGCATATTTAATACAATTAGCAGTTCCACCTGATGTTCCATCCCATACAGCTAATAACAAATCACAATTATCAACCATCCATTGATTTCTTAATTGCATCTTTGCTGCTGTAAAATTACCTTCAGATATAACTACAACCTCTTTTGCTTGGTTAATTAAATTAAGATACGCTTTTCTTGATGCTGTAGGCCACATACTATCTTGACCTTTAAATGGAACAGCAGCTATAAATGGTATTTGATTTTCAACAGCTAAGATTGCGAATACTGTATCAATACCAAGTGCCATACCTGTTATCATTATATCAGGTTGATACATATCAATCTGCATCTGTATCAATTTCTTGATTTCTTTAATCAGATCACTTGTTAATTGATAGTCATTCCCCAATTTGTGAGGTCTGTGACCTGTGATTGCCATCTTCATAGATTGGATTTTTTTTTCGGATTAGTTCCCATTCTTCTTTTGTTATTCCTGTTCTAAGAAACTCTTTATCTTCTGGTGATAAGCATGGGAATATTATCTCCAGATGATGTTTATTACAATAAAACATTATCAATTGTCTAAAAGTAACAGGCAAGTCTCTTGTATTTAACTTGCCTGTTAATTCGCTTCTTCTAGTTATGAGCATGGTTTCTTCTTTCGTATTTTCTTTTAATAGGTAATACAATAACATCAGGACTTGTTTCAATTCCCATAAACTCTTTAGCATGTTCAGGGCTTATCAATTTACCATTGTGATTTACCCATTCAGGTAATCCATATTTATCCTGATAGATAGATACCATTCTACCTTTTGCATTGCTAAGATTGTTTGCATGAGTATCAAGTCCTCTTAGAATTGTTACTTTAGAGAATTTAAAACCCATTTTGGTTTGATTCGCCAAATCAACAATTCTAGTATCTTCACTCATTAACTTCCAAATTTCACCCCATGTAAGAAATCTATTTTGTTTCTTTATTATGGCATTAATTTCAGTTAACCACTTAACTCTTACAACAAATGTTTTTTCTTTAACAACACCACGTACTTCATATTCAGTTTCAAATTCAGAGCCTTTGAAACCTTTAAATGCATCAATCCACTTATACAGTTTCTCGATTTTGCTATCAAGTATTTTAACTTCTTCATCAATTTCAATGAAGTCCTCTCTGACCTGCTTTAAGAATGCCAGTTTCTCTTCATACTTTGGCATTACTGCATCTTTCATTTCTTGCAATTTTCTGATGTTATCATGATACATTGCAATAGTATCATGTTGCATCTCTTCACTAAGATTTGTAATCTTTTTTGTTTTCATGTGAATAGTTTTCTGGTGAATAATTATTGGACTCTGGTTATTAATCTGCTTTTACCTTGACACCCATAACCTGTAGATGCACAAGATTGTAAAGTTATGATAACTATTACAATAATTAAAAAGATTTTCATAGGCTTGTTATCCAAAGAGTTTCTGTTGTTTGTTTGTGTCTCCTTGCTCTTTCTTCTATTACTGTGTTAAAGTAATAAGATTGAACTACTCCGAAGTGTTCTGCAAGAATTTCATAACTGTGATATAATGTTAACTCACATATCTTTTGATATGAGTTATATGATAACTTACTTGTTACCATTATTTCATTTACAAACTCTTCTCCGTTAACTCCTAATAATGCTGCAAAAGCATTTGATAGCTTTTGATACTTTTGATCATATCTACTTGTCTTAATCTTCTTTGTTGCCATTTTTAATTGGATTTAGAAGTGACCTGCCTAACTCAACATTGAGGTTTGCAGGTCATTGTTAACTATTTCTGTTTATACCAATACCTGTATTATCAATATCATTAAATGATGGTTCTGGTTCTTTATAGTTTTTGATAACTTTTTCTGCTTTATCTAATATGTCTAATAATTCTTCATTTAATGTAGACATATCATCAAAATTACCATCACCATCATCTACCATATTTGCATGAGTAAATAACTGACCTTTCTTTCTTAATGTTAATAGTCTTTTTAATAAATCAATAGACGTATCATCAATGATTGCTATTGTGTGAAAAGGAACAGCATGTGAGAAGTCTTTAAATTGTACTCTTACCATTCTTGATGGATTAGTACCATTCTTTGCATCATTATAATCTTCTTCTGTACATGTACCACTTTCGTTATGGTAATTACAGTAAACTTTTAATGTTTTCATTGCTAACTATTTATTGGTGTTAATAATCTAAGTCTTTCAATAGATACTCCTAATTCAGTAACATGGCCATCCCTTACAGCTACACGTTTTTCATCGTGTATCATATCTACATATCCATAGCTATTATCTTTAGTATCAAAAACTAAATCTCCTACTTTTAATTCAGTAGGAATAGACTGTTTATATGCGATATTATTAATACGCATTATAACATTAATAGGCATGCTCATTGTGAATATATTATTGGTGAATTGATTTCATATTTGAAATAACAAAAGAGAGTAACACATTTCTGTGTTACTACTCTATCATCGAAAACCCAAAAACTCAAAACCTATATCTTTGGTTCTGTTTTAAGATACATCTTATAGCGTGTACCTTTCGCTGATGTTCTTACTACAAACAGGCTACCCGATTTAGAAATCAGGACAGGATACACATCACCCTTTGTTGTGGTGAATGTCTTTCCAGTTGGTGTACCAGTTGTATCAATTGGTGCTTTGATCTGCACATAATTACCTTTGCTGTCCAATTTGGCATTCTGACTGAAACATTTGCTGTTTGCAAACATAGCAACAATCAGCATACCAATGAAAAACAATTTCAACTTTAACTGTGAAGGTTTCATACTTCTTTTTTTGTTTTGATTTGTAAATAGAAATTACCGCATCCTATTATGTTTTGAATATAATAGGATGCGATAAGTGTTTGATTAATCTTCCATGGTGTACTGTGGCCCCATTATCTCTGCACCATTTGATTTACGCAAATCAATTGATGGTTCAATTTGTGAACATTCAGTATGACTTACCCATTCCTGTTTACGAACAATGGTTTCATCACGATTGTAATGGTCATATTCCAGCAACAATTTAGCATCCCGGTATTCATCTATCTCCAATACTACGCAATTATCCATTGTAGCATATTCAGAACTGCTCCTTTCTTTGGAACTTGGAGTTTTGTACATATATGCTTTCTTTGTAGTTCTTACTTTGTCACCAACTTTGAAGTTAATGTCATTAGTAAAGCCATTTAAGGCATTGTAAATGTAACTTAATTTCCCGGAATGCAATGCTGAACCAATAACTGCTTCTGTTACTAATTCTGCATGTTTGAAATCAACATTCATTGATTCCAATAACTTTTGTGCAATAGAATCTACTGACACTTCAACTGTAATAACCTGATTAAACTGTTTCAATTTGTGAATATTTAAAAGTGAATAAATGACATTTTAATTTACCCTCTGTAATCAGAGATACAATAAGTGAACATCATTACATCTTCCTCTTGGTGAAGGTATGCGTAATAACTATGAACTTATGCACGTAGGCTACAATGTATACCTTGTATGTATCTCTGATTACTTTGGGTGTTGTTCCTTAGCTGACAAGCTTCGGAATTATTTCAATCCATTGGTCATATTCTGGATTGGGATAATCTTTTGCAGATTTAATTTCAAGATAATTTGGTGACCACATTGATGCTCCCCATTCAACATTATCACCCAACAATTCTTTTAGCCATTCAATAGGAACAGCTACACTCATCTGGTCTACAGCAATTTCTCTAAGAGTTGTACCAAACACTCTATTAATGACTGGTGAATTACTTGACCATTCACCACCATGCCCCGGCCTCTGTTTTGCATCATCTGCAAAGAATCCAAACGTAAATATAGGTATTTCAGCATGTTTATATTCACGCAATCTATACTCACCTTCATGACCCGGTGTTTCATCCCTAATAATTTTCTCTGTTCTATTCCCTATCCAGAGACTATCATCTGAATAAAGATAAACATTCCAATGTTGGTTGAACCAACATAATTTAATTTTCATTGTGAATAGTTTTAAAAGGTAAAAAATTGGTCAATACTCTAGGTGTATTTCCTCCTCTGGATAGATTGTTATAGCCTTCCATCAGTACACGTACAAATGAGCATATTGACCAATATCTTAATAATCAGTATCTTCGCAAAGTAGGTGTTGCATTTCTTCTGGTTCAGGCCATACTGGTGCTATACCTTGTGTCATTATCTTAATAAAAGATTCTGTATCTTCTATTGTATAATGACGATTAGAACAATATACACATTGCTCTGATTCAGAAGGATGGCCTTTGTAATATGATACTTGATTATATTCTGTTTTATCAATGATTGCAGTATTTACTATACCATAAGGTAATAACCTTGTAGTTATTACAGTTGCTGATTTAGTTACTATACTCCACCACTCTTCACTTGTTAAGAATTTAAATTCATATATATTACCAAATTCCAGTATCGCTAACATTTGTGATTTTTCCACGTTATTTTATTTTAAGGGTTTAAAAGAAAATGAATAGGCACTTCAAAGCGGCCTTATTGCTTGTCACTATATCGTCCCCAATATAGCCTTTTACTATTATCTAAGCATGTTAAATCGTGTATTATCTGGAATGCTTAACCAGTACACTAGATGCAAGTTTAATGAATTGTTTAATGTGGTCTTTTTGCATCAACACCACGTTTGTTATTTAAACTAGATGATGACTTAATTGTCATCATCTAGTATGTTTAGATCACCAGTATAATGTCCTTCTGTATCAAGGACAATTATTGAATCAATCATATAAGTAGAATGAACTCCACCTAATGTAACTATGTCACCAGCAACAAATGCTGGATGAACCCATTTCAATTCGGAAATAAATTCTTCATCAACACGAATAGGCCAAGAATGTACTTTTGCAAGTACTTTCTCATTGAGTATTTCATTACGTGCAATAATGATACTGTCAACACTACCTGCTGCTTTAATTGTAGGTTGAGATTCTGAACAACTGCTCATCATAATAACTAAGAAAGCAATGATACTTAAAAGGATTGCAAAGTTTTTCATTTTGGATTGTATTTTGGGCTATTATTATAAACCCTGATTATGAGAAAATTGGTGATAGTGAAAAGGTTGATGAAATTAGGAAGGTTACTTAGTAACAAGTAGCTATAAGTTTATGTTATAACAAGATATGTCTGACGCAATTATGCAAACTGTACTCTCTCTCATAGTATATATCCTGTACTAACACCCTACCTTATTAACTTTAATGAATATCTCTTGATTTCTGCTAGTTCTAACATTGTGTATGAAAAATAAAGGGGCTTACGCCCCCTTACCTACAACGTACCAATGACATTAGCCATGATACCAATACGATAGTTGTCAAACATCTTGCCTGAACCAGTGGATACTGGCTGGCTATGATGCATGTACAAATCAGAACGTGTTGGATTAGCGATTACACTGGTCAAATCAGTCTTGAGGATACTAACTTGCCTACGTGTAGTGTTATCCCAAATAGTACCATACAATGATGGAGTACCATCCTGATTAGCAAGACCTTCTTCGAAAGGTAATGTCTCTACGCCTAAAGCTTTCTTAATCTCGGAAATATTCATAAAGGTGATTTTAGTGGGGGGATACCTATCTCCCCGAAAATTAGTGAGGGTTAGTTGTAGGGAGGATTACGTTTCCATTTATCTTTAAAAATTTTTTACAAAAATTTTGTATGACTATTATGTTTATACATTATTCTTACCTATCTTGCAATGTTGACATTTTAACAGGCTCTTGACAATTTTACATGTTATTACTTTTCTGATTAATGTATAGGGTCTTATCTCTATTAGAGACTACTTTTACATCTTGCTGATTGCTAATTAGTTATATACCATTTTCTTGGCTAAATTAGCCAATTTCTCTAAAAAAAATGGCTAGATTAGCCAAATATAGTTTATCTTTATGAATGATTCAGAGAAAAATATCTCCGTCATATGTAGTCATTATGGATATGTTATTTAATACTCCAACTATAGAAGGTAATGTTATTATAAATGATATAAATGGTACATCATTTAAAAGAGGTGCTGTAGCAAACTTAAAGAATATAAGATTAGATAGAGACTTTATTATAATCAATAAAGAATTAGGGTCAATGTGTACACCTGCTCAATGGAATCTAGTTAATATAATACAAAGAGAACTGAAAATGTATAATGTATTATGGGAATGTAAACCTGAAATAAAGAACAATGGAAATTACTGTAAAGCAATCAAAGGATTTATAGAAATGAAGGTACTTATTAAAACTGAAACTACCAATATCTATATTGTAAATCCATATTATATTAGTTATGGTGAATACTTCGCAGTACTAAGTACAACAGCAGCTATGTTATTTAGAACTAATAGAATAAGACCTGATTTAATTACAGATAAACAACCTGTTAAAGAAATAAATTTGATAACAAATGAAAACTAAGAAATTAGTATTCTTTGATACAGAAGAAGCAAGTCCAAATGAAGATGATTTACTTCTAGTAGAATATAACGAAGGGTTCTATGAAGTAAGTTATTATGTTCATGCACTAGTTCCCGGTATGCCACCAATGATAAGGTCAAAAGATGCAATGGGTTATCAACCTTATGGTTGTATCAAATCATTTGCAGTATTAAGAAAATTAACTGAACAAGATATTAATGGATTTAATATAATGTAAACGCCATGCCATTCAAATCTAAACTCAAACTAATTCGTGGTTATATTAGGTATCAGATATTTCATGTATGTCCTAAATGCCAATCAAAAGATATAGATAAATGGTATTGCAATGTTTGTGATAATTATCAATATTATCCTAATCATGTATTACTTAATCAATGGTGGACTAAATATAAGGAGGTATTAAATGCCATTCAAAAGTAAAGCACAGCAAAAAGCCTGTTATGCAACTAAAGGATTTAAAGGTAAAGTGGATTGCAAACATTGGTCAGCAGTCACTAATCAAAAGACTCTACCTAAAAGGAAGAAAAAGAAATAAGATGCTTGAGCCTCAAATAAATTATACTAGAATAGTACAAAGATTTCATAATGATGAAATTATTAAGTATCTTATATCTCAAATTGAAAGAGTGTATAATAGAGCAAAACCAAGTATAACCATTGACCTTAAAACAATGGAAATAGTACATCATCATAATGCTAATGAACAAGCTGTTAACTATTGGAAAGATCAACTTGATTCATATATCAAAATGGAGTATCCAGAGTTAACCGCATCCTTAGATAAAAAAATATAATTGTTATGCCTGATATTAATCCTAAATTTCAACAAAGAGATATTGTAAAAATTACTAGTAATTCTAATTCACATGGATTTGATAATAGTGAATTAGTTCGAATAGTGCATGTTCATAATGATGATGAAGGTGCTTATTATCAATGTCAAAATATTGATGGATTTAGATTCTTTGTTAGAGAAGATGATATAGAACTTTCACATAGAATAACATTAACTTAATATGCAGATTGATTTAACTAAAGAAGATTTTATACATTTAGTATTAGGAGTATATCCTTATACAGATGTACAAGACCATCCTCTTATTTTAAATAAAGGTAGATACTCTGATATACATGGATGGGTATGGGATAGAAATAAGTTAAAAGATATGACTGAATTTGCTTTATATCAATTGTACTTATTCTGTAGAGATACATGGCCTAAACATAATCCACAAACATGAAAAATAAAAGGATAACAATTAATGTACGTTGTAAAAAGAAAAAGAATAAAGACTTCAAAGAATATTTTATTCCAGAAGGTAGACATTACTCTGAAAGACTAATTAGAGTTGAAACTAATGAGTATAAATTTAAAGTACGTTTTGATAGTTCTGCTATATATACTCTCCCATCACAAGACCAACATGATATTAATAAACTAACTGGCTTTTCAGATAACAATTCACATCACCAGCAATTTAGTGCTAGATTTGGTTGGAGATATTCAGATGATGCACTTAGGTTATTTGCGTATGTGTATAATGATGGTGAATGGTCAGAGAAAGAATTATCAATTATAGAAATAAATACAGTTTATACCTGTGGTATTGTAGTAAATAATGTTGACTATCTTTTCTATATTAAAGAATTAAGTATATTAATAGGAATGCCTAGAGCAGCAACTACTGATAAAGCAATAGGATATAAGTTATATCCTTACTTTGGTGGTAATAACGTTGCACCACATGATATAAGAATATGGTTAAAGTATCTTTAATAAATAAAACAAAACACAATGGAAACAGAAGTCTCAATGACAAAAGGAGAAGCTAGAGTAAGACGTAATTTTAATAATCTTGAAAGACAAGATGTAGCTTCTATTAAAAATGATGTAGCAATGTTAATTGATTTTTGTGAAGATGGTATTAAAACAGTTAAGGAGAATACCAGTTTAACTGATGTACAAAAAGGTGAAGCTATTCGCTTATGGTCATTAGCACAAACAGCTTATGAAGAAGGTGCAATGTGGGCTGTTAAAGCTGCAACTTCTAATCTTTAATAAGTAACAAATAAAATGATGCCAATAAGACCACCACCTAGATTTAGAGAAATCCAAATTATAATAACGTTAGTAACTATATTACTTATTCTTTATAAACTAATTACATGGAACCTTTTAAAGCTATAATCATTCCATTGCAACCACCTACTAAACCACCTATAGGTGGTGGTGGAAATATACCTAGACCAGATCATGACTTACCACTCTTTCCTTTTGTGCCTATAGTAGTACCTCCCGGTGGAGCATGGCCCGGAGAACCTCCTAGTGGAAGTGCAGAAAGACCTAATCAGGATTTACCTCTATTTCCTTTCTTCCCTATCGTTGTACCCCCAGGTGGTAGCTATCCTGATAATACATTACCTCCTACTGAACCACCACCAGTAGACCCCAATGCTCCACACCCTGACCAAACACTTCCCGGTGACTTACCACCAGATCAAACTACACCACCAGACCCTAATGCACCTAAACCTGAACATCCTATTAACTTACCTCCAAGTGAAGGTGGTTGGTGGGTATTTGTATATGTTCCCGGTATAGGATGGTCATGGATAGCATTTACTCCCGGTGGAGATTTACCAGAGAATCCAAATCCAGCACCTAAATGATGATTGCTAATAACTAGTGGTATGATAACCACTAGTTATTCTAAACAAAACACAACATGAAAAATTTATCAGAGATTAATACACAAACACATGAGGGTAGAAACTTAATTGCAGCATTAGTTATACTTACTGGTTCTAAAGAATTAACAATAGATAGTCAAACAGTTAATGGTGAACAAGTATCACCTGATGATATGTTACAGAAGGTTGTTAAGTTATCAGATAATATGTTTGAGAATGCTGCACCAATAGAAGATGGAATAATAGACCCACCTTCATTTGAACAAGAATTAGAGACTCTTATCAATAGACACTCAATGGAGAAAGATAGTAATACTCCTGATTTTATATTACGTGGTGTTTTAATTGAATGTTTAAAAATATTTAATGATGCTATTAATATGAGAGAAAGATGGTATGGAAGAAATAAACACGAAGTTCCATTTAGTGATGATATGAATGTTAAAGTTGTTGAAAGAAACAAAGAAATAGATTATAATGAAAATAATATAATTCCTGCTAATGTATATGAGATATGGATGGAAGGTTTTCAAGCTACAGGTCAATCTTCTGATGCACAAATGATAGGAAAAGGTGTAGGACAAACATTTGATGATGCAGTTAGAGAGTATGCTAGGAAAAATCCTGATAGTAAGATAGAACCTTATACAAGAAGTTCATTTTCATCAGATGAACACTTTAAGAACAGAAGAAGTAATTGGAAGATATGGGGCTGTGCATTATTTGATAATGAAACTGATGCTCGTAAATCATTTGGGTAATCTATTATACAAATTTTATCCAAGGGTGCGGTAGCTTATTATAATAAATTTTCACAAACTCACACAACTTGTTACTAAATGTTATATCTTCATTCACTCAAACAACACATTACCATGAAAGGTAAAAAGAAAGGCAAGAAGAGTTGCTGATCTCTTGATTTTGCCACAAAAAAGAACCCAATTTTCTGAACTCTTTCAAAAAAACGGGTTTTTTTTAAATATTTTCTAAAACTGCCTACCAAATTCCCTGCTTCTTTAGATTTTCTATAGTTTTTGCCCTGTTTATTAGAATCTATATACACCATATATATTATACAACATTATGTACCCTAAAATCCTCGGAAAATGGAGGTTATTGTTCGGCTTTTGTCCTGAATGTAACTCTAGCGCACCAAAGTTATATGATTGTCCAGTATGTTGCTATAATAAGTACAAGAATAGAGACATTCTTTGGAAAAGGTTTACTGATTATCATAAGTGGAAGGATGATACCATGTCTTATTATGAAGCTACTATAAGAACTTTAATAACAATTATACTAATTAGTGCATTAGTATTAGCTGTAACTTCAATTATCATATTCACATCAACTTTTAGCAATGATAAGTAGTCCAAGAAATAGGCCAGCATATAAGTTGCCTGAAAATATAGAAGCTGAATTAATCTTATATGATATAGTAGTTGATACATTCAATAAATACTTTTGGGGTAAGACTAAGTATAAGACAAGAGAAGAATATGCTACTCGTAATCAAGCCTTGTTTAATGGTGAAGATTTACGTAAGTCATATGAAATGTTTAAAGTTGAAATGAATCGTAATAGAGATAAGGGTTTTAGAGTTGATGATTCATCATATGGATTCTTTAGTTATTTACTTAGAATGTGTAAACTATAATTTATGCCAAAACCAATAATAGTAATTAAGTTAGAGTTAGAGGTGTTAAGAGGTGACTTAGATAATCTTTTAATAATGGAAGATATTTATTCTAAAAGATTTCATGACTATCATGTATTATGTGTACCTGTTAGAACTAATTCAGATGAACCAGTTCTATTACAGGTATTCTACGAAAAGAACTTTAGTCAAGTTAAGTTTGAAGAAATAAAGAAGTATGTTGTTAACTTAGTTAATGACTTTAATACTGAACCTAAAGAAGAAGATAGACCAGCTATAATTAATCTCATTAAAGAGTTGCATCCTAACAATGAATTAGCATATAAGATGTGTCAAGATTATGGTGAATACAATAGATTCATTGCAAATGGTAATCCTTGGATGTGGGATTGGAAGAAGATAGAAGAAACTGATAGTAAAATCTTATTAGAACTTTACACAAGTGTCAATAAAATAATAAGTAAAAGATGAACGAATATATAGGTACTATAGATGTACGTAAAGCATATAAGCTTGTAGAAACCTTAAATAAAAAGATAATGGATTCTACATTGGATGATACTGAATTACTTTTTGAAGTTGTAACTACAGGTAAGACTATTCATATTAACTGGATAGGATTAGAAATGTGGAGTTCAGCTAATGATACTAGAAAATATGTTGAAGTAAATAAAGATTCAGATAAGGTTAGGGAGGACTTATATCAATTCATTGTAAGAGAAATTCAATACATTAAAGAAAATGTCGCACTCATAAATGTTTAAAATTTTAATCATGGAAAAGCTTAATCAGTTATTAACCGATATTGATAATCTTGAAGATTTTATAAAAGTATCTGCTGTTGATTCTCGAATTAATGAACAAACAGCTAATGAGATATTAAGACTTATTAAAGAAATGAAAGACAGAGCATTAAATGATTAACTTATGCAAGTAGAAGAATTAGAACAATTGATAATTGACTTGTGTTTAGGTTTACAAACGAATCTTAACATTCAAAAATTAAGAGAAAATATGATACCTACTAATGAAGTACGTTATCAATATACTCGTACTCCAGAAGATATACATATTCTTTATGATGGTAGAATATATGTTAATAGAACATTGATATTCAGAGAAACTTATTATCGTGAAAGAATACCAACAGATAAAGAATATGAGCAAATACAAGATGAACAATGTAAGTTTAATGTAGTTAGAATGTTAATACAATCTATTTTTAATTATGGTATTATGAGTTCAAGACAAATAATTAAAGATAGAGTCATAAAAAAAGATATATCTATTATTGAAGATTATTTAAAACAACTAAAAAAAATAGACAATGACGGAGGAAAAACTAAAGGAACTGATAACTATTAATGATAAGATAAGAGAAGTAGATGGAAAATTAGAACATCTTCGCTCTGGTTTAATTGAGATAAAGATTTCAAGAAATAGAGCTAATTATGGAGATCAGGTTATCGTTAATATTTATAAACATGGTGATGAACTATACAGTAGGATAGTTAACCATATGATAAAGGAGTATGAAGCACAACGTAGCGAATTACAAAAACAATTTAATGAAGGATAATATATAATAATGTACTATCTTTACATTGCACATATTCTTTTAATGTTAATCTAAACTCTATAACTCTTTACAGATCAATTAGTTTCTTTTTGAAAACATGACGTTTCAAAAGCAAGCCCCGGTTTCTACCGGGGTTTTCATTTTAAAATTTAAATGATAAACTTAAAAAAGTTTCATTTTGAAAATGAAAAAACTTTAACTTTAAAAATTAAGTTCCCTTTAGTAAGAAGATGTTCTTACAAACACAACTCAAGGAAACCTTCACCTACTTTAACTAGTAGGTGAAGATATTCCGAAACACAACATGAAACCATATAAGAAAACACTAGAGTTAGATAGACAAGATTACTATGAGGTTCATCTTAACTTGGTTAATTCAATTGCTAGATTAGGTTTAACAAATAGGGAGATAGATGTACTATCTGCTTTTATGTCATTGGAAGGTGATCTTGCTGACAATATGTTTAGTACTCTTAGTAGAAAGAAAGTTAAAGCAAGGCTTGATTTGAGTGATGCAGGTCTAAGTAATTTTTTAAGAAGTCTTTCTATAAAAAAATGTATAATAGCTATTGATGATAATTTGCAAATTCATCCTACCTTACACCCAAAAGATTCTGAACAATTATACATGTTTAAACTCATATGTAAATGAATTGTAAGACTTTAGTTGAGAGATTCTACGAAACAATTAAAGATGATTATCCTGAACTTGATGTTAATGACATTGGTAGGATATGTTATTCTGCTTTATTATTCGTAAATAGAGCAATGACTTTACCTAATGTTCCTAGTATTCGTTTAAAGTATATTGGTACATTTGGAGTTAAAAGAGGAATGGCTATTGCTGCTAAGATGAAGTATGAGAACTTATATAAAGCAGGTAAGATAACTCGAATAACCTATGAGAGTGAGTTAATAAAATTAAATCACGTAATTAATAGGCATGAAAGCGAAGAAGAATTGGAGGAACATTAAAGCATATATTCAGGGTAACATAAGACATTGGTTATATTATCATGGATATTCAAGATTTTTAAAGGAACATATTAAAGAACAATATGTTTTTCGTACTAGAGTAATGCGTAAATCTTGTTATGATAATGGAACATGTGATGAATGTGGTTGTGTAACTACTAATTTACAATTCTCTGATAAGCAATGTAAAGGAAAATGTTATCCAAATATGATGAATAAAGTTGTATGGAAATGGTATAAGACTACAAAAATATATAAAGATGCCTTGGGACAAACTACTAGTTGATTTAGGTACATTAAAACCTAGACAAAAAGCAACTGCTTTTTTTAACTTTACTGGTGATATTAAAGTTATATCAATTGAAACATCATGTGGTTGTGCTGGTGCAAACTGGAATGAACAAGAACAAAGGTTAACTGTTAAATATACTGCTATTGATACTATACCAATACATATTATATCAGAAGGTAGAAATTATGCATTAGTTGTTCAAAGTTGTACTCTTAAAACTATAGTTAATAATAATCCTAAGTCTTACAAATTGATGATTAAAGCTAAAGTACAAGATGAACGAATTTTTTGAAGTAAAGGATTTTGTAGTATGGCCTTCTAAGGAGATACTATTAATACCTGAATATGCTGAAATCTGGAATAGGGATGAATCACCTAAGAAAGATATAGCTTTAAAAGAGTTTGCTTTTATTTACTTTAGAGTGAGTATGAGAAAGAACAATCCTTTTAGAGCATATAATGAGAAGCTTAAACCCAGGAAGATAGCTGAAAGGATATTTAGAGACAATCCAGAATGGAGACCAGATCAGAAAGTTAAAGATTTAGTTAATACGTATCGTGAAGATGTGAAGGCTTCATCATTAACTTATTCCTATTTAATTTCAGCAAAGATTGCGGCAGAACAATTAAAGGAATTCTTTAGCGAAGAAGGTACTTTGAAGTTACGAAATAGTAGAACTGGCGCACCTTTATATAAACCAAGAGAATTAACATCTGCATTAGCAGATACAAATCAAATACTTAGTAATCTTGAATCAATAGAAAAGAGAATTGAACAAGAAGAACTTTCAGATACTAGAGCAAAAGGTAATAGAGAGATAAACTTCTTTGAGATATGAATAGTTTATCTGGACTTACCTCAAACCACTCAAGGTTAAATGCTATCAGGAATCCTGATGGCATCTTTATTAATACCCAATGCTTCAAGGAAGAAGGTAATCACTTCATGAAACATGGATATTATACTCCTGACCCTTGGGGAACACCAGCTTGGCAAGAGTATTGGCAAGAGCAATTAGATAGATGTAAGAATGGATATTCATCTGGTGGAGTAAAGATAAGTGGTGAGCATTATGGCTATATGAACTTTAGCCAAATTAAGAAGGTAGCAGCGGGAGAGAATCCTGAAAGTAAGATGGCTAAGAAGATAGTATCTATGCCTGACTTTTGGGATGGTGATTATAACTATTATCATTCTATTAATATAGCAAGGGATGGTATAGAGAAGAAAGCTTTAGAAGATTTAAGATTATCAGTAACAATAAAAGATATATATCTTGATGGTGCAAGACATGTAATTGTTGGTAAATCAAGACGTAAAGGTTATTCTTATAAGAATGGATATATCTGTGTTAATAAATATAATACAGAACGTAATTCACTTTGTATAGTTGGTGCATTTGATAAGAAGTACTTGTATCCAAGAGGTACAATGGCAATGATTACAGAGCAATTAAACTTCTTAAATGAACATACTGGTTGGAGAAAAGCAAGAGATTACGTAGATAAACAAGATCATCGTAGAGCATCTTATAAGAAAGTAGTAGATGGTATAGGTATTGAATCAGGTTATATGTCAGAAATAATGGCATTAACCTTTAAAGACAATCCAGATGCAGCTAAAGGTAAAGATGCTGTAATAGTTCTATTTGAAGAATCTGGTGTATTTCCTAATCTAATATCAGCATTTGTTGCAACTGCTCCCGGTTTAAGTGCAGGTAGATATATAACAGGACAGATTCTTATTTTTGGTACTGGTGGTGATATGGAAAGTGGAACATTAGAGTTTGCTGAAATGTTCTATAATCCTGATTTATATGGTATCATGCCATTTACTAATATATGGGATGAAAATGCAGAAGGTGGAACATGTGGATTCTTTCATCCTATTCAATGGAATATGGAAGGTTTCTATGATGAAGATGGTAATTCAGATGTACAGAGTGCATTAGCATACGAGAAGGGAATAAGAGATAAGATGGTAACTCAATCTTCTGGTTCTAGTGTAGTACAGTTAAGGATGCAGGAATATTGTACTTGTCCTGCTGAAGCTTTCCTAAGTGTATCTCTTAATGACTTTCCTATAGTTGAATTAAGAGCAAGGTTAACTAAAGTAGTAAATGAGAAGCTTTACTTAAAACGTGGTGTACCATGTGAATTAGCATTAGTAGATGGTAAGGTTAGTGTAACACCAGACTTAATAGGTAAGCTTGAACCTATATGGTTTAATAGACCAGCATCTAATAATCTTAATGGTGCTGTTATTATATATGAATATCCTTTACCTAATGCACCAAAGGGACTATACAAAATAGGATATGACCCATATAGACAAGTAATGGGTAAGTCTTTAGCAAGCATAATAGTTTATAAAGGTATACAACGTGGTAGCTTTAGCAGAGATTGTGTAGTAGCTGAATATACTGGTAGACCACAAGACCCTGATGATGTTAATAAGATATTTGAACTGTTAATCATGTTATTCAATACGGAGGGAATGTATGAGAATGAAGTAACACATGTTAAATCTTATTTTGTTAGACGTAAGAAGTTAAATCTTCTAGCAGCACAACCTGATGCAGTTATATCAAAGGCAATTAAAGAATCTGAAACCGAGAGAATCTATGGTTGTCATATGAATGAACAATTAAAGGATGCGGGTGAAAAATACATTAAGACTTGGCTTCTTACACCAATGAATGTAATGGAAGATGGAAGGGTTCTTACTGTTATTGATTATATAGATTCACCGGGATTGTTAGAACAACTTATTATGTATAACAGAAAGGGCAATTATGACAGGGTGAGTGCTTTAATCATGGTCATGTTCCAAATTAATGAAGAAGAGTTGGGTAAGGAGTATGATGTTGAAGTAAAAAAAGATGAAAAATTACTTGAACTTATTAGTAATTTATATAGAAAGAATTCATAGATTTGAAAAAACCTAATATCTAATGGATTTTTCTGTACCTAAGCATGATATGCTTACTCAAAAGCAGAAGGAAGCAAATGATAATGAGTGGTATAAGGAGAGAGCAAGGGGAATAGATAGCTTGTGCAACAATGTTGTGGGCTTTGGTGGTGTGGGTGAAATAGACAGGATGAAAACTAATTACGACTTGTTTAACAATGTCGTAAATATGAAAGATTTTGATTATGTAGTCAAACCTTTCGGAGAGAATCTTGGAGAGTTACCCGCAACCTTAACTAATAGAGATATAACTAGTGCAAAGATAAAAGTTTTACATGGATTAGAATTAAAGAGACCTTTCGGATGGAAGGTCTTGGCAGTTAATGAAGAAGCTACCACTAGGAAGGAACAGGCAGAGTTTAATATGATTTCACAATTTGTTGTTAATTCAATCTTATTGCCTATTAAGCAAGAGATTGAAATGCAGTATCAGCAGCAGCAACAACAAGGACAACAATTAACAGCAGATCAACAAGAAGAGATTAAGAAACAAATAGCACAAGAACTAGAAGCAAAGACACCAGAAGAAGTACGTAAGTACATGAAACGTAAGCATCAAGACCCTGCTGAAGCAATGATGCACCAGATATTAGAATACATTATACAGAAAGAACAAGTAGAACATAAGTTTCATAGAGGATGGAAACATGCTACATTATCAGCTAAAGAGGTATATAATATAGGAGTAAGAGCAGATGAACCTTATATAGCTAATGTAAATCCTATTCGCTTTAATCATGATACCACAAAAGAAGAAAATGATTTTATAGAAGATGGTTCATGGGCAAGAGCAGAATATAGAATGACACCAGATCAGATAGTTAATTACTTTGGTAATAAACTAACAAAGAAACAAATTGAAGATGAAATATATGGTGATTATAATTTAGCACATGGTTACTATGGTGATGATTTATTATTTGATTTTTCTACAGTTAATTATAGTGTGGATGCGAGAACTAAACAAGTATTTCATTACAACTTAGTCTCGTTAAGAAAAGTAGGTTTTGTTAAGTACTTAGATGAAGATGGTCAAGAGCAGGAGGATATGGTAGGTGAAAACTATACATTGAGTCCTGCTCTTGGTGATTTAAGTATTGAATGGGAATGGATACCACAAGTGCATGAAATGTGGAAACTAGGTAGAGACTTATTCATTGATTGTAGGCCAGTACCGGGACAACATAAAGACCTAGATAATCTTCATAGTCCTAAGTTATCTTATTACGGAGTATCATATGACAATATGAACTCTGAACCTACCTCTCCAATGGATAGGATTAAGGGTTATCAATATCTATACAATATAGTAATGTATCGTATAGAATTGCTTATGGCTTCTGACCAAGGTAAGATACTACTTATGAATATCAAAGCAATTCCAAGATCAATGGGAGTTGATATTGATAAATGGACTTATTTCTTAAATGCCTTAAAGATAGGATGGATGAATCCATCAGAAGAAGGAGTTAAAGGAAGTGATGTTACTAATATGGCTAAAGAGATAGATATGTCTCTTGTATCAGATATTAGTAAGTATATGCAGATAGCTGAATATCTTGAAAACAAAGCAGGTTCAGCTATTGGTGTAACTAAACAAATGGAAGGTGAGATTGCAACATCAGATGCAGTAACAAATACTAAACAATCAATTATACAAGGAACAACTATATTAGAACCCTTATTCGATTTACATAATCAGGTAAAGCAAAGATGTTTAACTGCTTTAACTGAACAAGCAAAGATAGCATGGTCAGGTGGTAAACCTAAAAAGTTATCGTACATATTAGATGATATGTCAGTTCATATGTTAACAGTAGACCAGAAATTACTGGATGCTAGTACATATGGACTTTTTGTTTTAAATTCCAGTAAGTCTGCTGAAGCTAAGAAGATGGTAGAACAACTTGCTCATGCAGCTATGCAGAATCAAATGATTGAAATGTCAGATGTAGTTAAAATAATAAGAAGTGAGGGTATACAGGAATCAGAAGAGTTACTTGAAATATCAGAAGATCAGAAACATGCTAGGGATTTGCAAAAACAAACTGCTGCAACAGATGCACAGGCACAAGAAGCAGAGAAAGCAAGAGAGTTCCAGAGAGAAACATGGAAGCATGATGATAAACAAGCTATTGATGAAATAAAAGAAAAAGGTAAGATTGAGTTACAGAAAGCAACAATACAAGCATTAGGATTTGCAGAAGATAAAGATGTAGATAAGGATAGAACTCCAGATGTAATTGAAATATATAAGAATGGTTTAGATGCTATGGTAGTACAAGGTAAACTTGACCAGATGGAATCAGAAATTCTTTTAAAGGAGAAACAATTTGAACATACAAAAGAAGTAGATAAAGAGAAACTTAGGATTGAAGATAAGAAAGCATCACAAAAACCAAAAGGGAAATAGCTATTATATTTCATATTTGAGGAGTTCATTTTCAAACTGTAAAAAATTACATTTTCAAACTTAAATTTGTATCAGATGCCAAGCGACAAAACACAACAAGAACCATTGGAGAAGTACTTCGATGATGATGAAGAACTGTTTGATTTTAGTAAAACAGACCCAGTTAAAGTAGATGGTAAAGATGATAAGAAAGATGATAAGCCTAAAGATGAAAAGCCCAAGGATGATAAGAACAAGAAAGATGGTGATGATAAAGATGATGATGATAAGGATGATAAAGATGATAAAGACTTAAAAGATGACCCCTTTAAAGACTTTGATGGTGTTGACAGGAAGAAGGAAGGTAATAAGGAAGGAAAAAAGGATGAAGGAAATAAAGACAAAAACAAGAAGGGTGATGAAACTGGCGATACTGATGGAGATAATGAAGAAGATGATGTTAAATTCTATACCAGTCTCGCACATAGTCTCAAAGAAAAAGGAGTACTCTCAATTGAAATAGATAAGGATGCGGAAATAGATGAAGATGCGTTCTTTGAATTACAGGATAAAGAACTAGAACAAAGAGTAGATGAAACAATAGATGATTTCTTTAAAGGTCTTGATAATGATGCAAAACAATTTATCAAGTATAAGAAAGATGGTGGAGCAACTAATAAGTTCTTACAAGTATATAGTCAACCAACTTTCAAACCTGACCTTGACCTTACAGTTGATACCAATAAGCATAAGGTAATCAAAACATATCTAAGAGAGATAGAGGGATTGGATGAAGAAGAAATTGATGAACGTTTTGAGTTCTTAAAAGATGCCGCAAGAGTTGATAAGTATGCTAAGAAATATCATACCTTCTTTATTGAGAAGGAAGCACATGATAAAAAACAACTTTTAGAAAGACAAGCCGCAGCCAAACAAAAAGCAGTTGATGATGCTGCTGAATTTAAGAAAGCAATGATTGAGGTATTGAAGAAGGATGAAGTAGCTGGAATACCAATATCATCAAAAGAAAGAGGAAAACTAACTGACTTTATCATCAGTGCTTCTGTTAAAACAAAAGGTGGATATAGAACACCATTCCAAATAAGGTTAGATAAGGCTTTAGATAATGATGAGGAAACAGCAGCTTTAGCTAAGATATTAATGAATGACTTTAAGTTACCAGAGATTGAGAAGAAAGGTGAACAAAAGAAAGTACATTCAATTAGAGAACGACTTGAGCAAAGCAAAGAGAAAAAGATTCCTTCATCAGCAAGAGTAGAACAGGCTAAAACATTAGCTGATTTAATTGGATAACTTTAATACGTATATAAAAAATTAAACAATGGCAAAGATAGAAAGTCGTCTTATTACCAAGAAGATGCCTTGGCATGCTAACATGACAGAAATGAATCATCTTGGTGCTGCGCTAATAGCAAAGCCACATGTCATGGAAGGTGTTATGACAAAGCTATTTACTTCGCAACAGTATAGTGATAATGCATTGACTTCAATGCTTGTCAAAGAAGGGCGAACTAAAACTATTGATAAATCCTCTTGGGAGTGGCAACTAAGAGGTGCATCTACAAGGCCATTGGTTGTAGTTGAAAATATGCAGCCTGATAGTAATACTACTATTGGTAAATATAAGGTGGACTTTGACCAGAAGTTTGATGAAAACTGGTGGAAACCCGGTGATGTAATTCATCCCGGTACTTCAGATAAACGTAATCAGTGTCGTGTAGTTACACCACCACAACGTCATGGTAAAGGATGGGTATATAAACTCCGTATCATGACTGACGACCCGCAATTCTTTATTGCATCTAAATATTTCAGTACAGGTACACTTTGGAGCAAACTGTACTCTGTTTACGAAGAAGGTGCAGAACAGGCTGGTTCTACTCAATACAGCAGCAACTTATCCCTTGAAAATGAATTAGGACGTTTCCGTAAAAGTTACATGGTAACTGGTGACGTTGCTAATGAAGCATTAGCTGTAATGATACCAACATCTGATGGACAGATGGTTAAAAGTTGGATTAAATATGCTGAAGTTGAATACTGGCAGCAATGGTATAAGGAACTTGACATTGCCAATATCTATTCCCGTAAAGTAAATACAGTAATAGGTGGTAATGGAAGGCCAGTAAATACCTTCCCCGGTATTCATGAACAACTCGAAGATAGTCATGTACATCATTTCTCTGTGCTATCTGCAAGGTTGATTGAGGAATATCTTATGGATATATTCTATGGTAGGGTAAAACCGGGAGCGCAACGCCATGTGAAAGGACTAACTGGCGAATATGGTATGTTGAATTTCCATCGTGCAATTGAAAGGATTGATGCTAAACGTGGATTCCTTCAGGTTGTTGATGATAAATTCGTACAGAGTGTATCTTCTCCATATCATACAAATGCACTCTCTTATGGTTATCAATACACCATGTATAAGATGGCAAATGGTTCTTCACTTGAACTAGTACATTTACCTCTTTATGATGATCGTGAAATCAACATGGAAATTGACCCTGTTACTGGTTATCCTACAGAATCTCAACGTATCACATTCCTTGACTTCGGTGATAAGAACAATAGCAACATATCTTTAATTAACAAGAAAGATGAATTCAAAGTAGGTTATGTTGCTGGTACACAGAATCCTTATGGCCCTGCAAAGAATAACTTAATGGCACATACAGGTGACTATTACGAATTGCTGGTACAGGATAGGAAAGGTGTACATATCGAAGATGTAACTCGTTGCGGTGAATTAATACTCTCTCGTAACTAAGCACTTAGTGGAAGGATGAAATATTCCTTCCACTATTTTAGTAGAACAAAACACAACACAATATGAAAGTAGAAGTAAGACCAATCCCGGTCAAGAAATGGCATGGGAAAACGGAAAAGGAATCTTTTACTAGACCAAAAGTAGTAGAAGCATTATATGATGAAAACATAGGAGGTTATGCTACAGGGCTAACACCTGAAGAAGAAACTCACTATGGAAGGTTATTAGGTACTTCGTTGGATAATAAGTTCATACATGATGAACCGCATCCAACATGGTCAGAAAAGAGATTTAGTATGGTGTTATCTAATAACACAATGATCTTTGATACGAAGGATGCTAGGCAATATGTTTTAGTAAAACTTCTAAAGGCAAGTAAATATGTTGCTAATTCCATGAAGGAATATGACAATGGTGCTTGGCCTTATGCAACTCACGTTATCTTTGATGAAGAGGAAGAAGTAGAAGAAAGAGCATTAAAGATAGAACGTAAAGAGGAAGTGTATAAGAAGATTTCTGAAATGAATGATGCTGAAAGAATTAGTTTGGTATGGATATTAAGTGATGGTAAAAAATCACTTAGAGGAAAGTCACCAAGCTTTATTAAAGTAGAACTGGATGAATTTATAAGTGAAAGTCCTAATGATGTTTGGAAGGAGATAAACACAAGTAAAGCAGAAAGGTTCTCACGTTCTACAATACTTGAAGCAATAAGCAGACAGATAATAGTAAAAGATGGTTCTAACTTAGTATGGATGGGTGATGTAATTGCTAATTCTGTTGAAGATGCAGCAGAATGGTTAAGGAATCCTGAAAATCAAAGTATAAAAGGAAAGATATTAGAACAGCTAAATAGTTAATTATCTTATGACTATTCGGGATATGCATTATGACTTTAAGCAAAAGCTTAATAAGATTGATAGTCAAAAGGATAGAAATTTACTTGTTCCTGAAATAGATTGGAAGTTAAACGAAGCAGAAGATATGTTGGTAAAAGCTGTAGCTTTTCCAAGACAAAATCAGATATTAGGATTTGAAGTTAATCAAAGGATTAAGGATGATTTAAGAAGCTTGGTAATAGAACAGATAGATGAACAAGGTACTTGTTTACCAGTTATTAAGATAAATGATTTAATATATAAAGCGCAGATACCAATAGAATATCGTTATTATGTTAAGTCCAATGTTCTAGCAAGTAAAGGTGAATGTAAAAGGAAATTAAGAGGATTAAGTAAAGCACATGGTAATAGGGATGAAGCTAGTCCTTTTGATAACTCAAGTTTTGAATGGGAAGATTGCAATCTGTTATTTGTAGGTAATGATATTCATGTATATACTGATGAAACATTTGTTGTTGATAAGCTTTGTTTAGGATATTATAAGAAGTCTTTGTTCATGCATAATGCACAAGATTTTCCCGGAGGAACATATAGGTTACCAGATAAGACAACAGTATTAACAGGTTCACAGGATTGTCAATTGCCTAGTACTGTACATAGAGATATAGTTGATATAGCAGTACTAATAACAATAGGAGATATTCAAGGTGACAAACAATCAAAGCAGGAAAAGGTAAAAAACACTGATTAATAAAACAATAAAATTTATAGAACATGTTAAGTCCTAATGCCATTTTTCAGGTTTTGGTTACATCTGGTAACCAAGCTGTAGCAGCTAATGACAGTAGCATTTCTGCGTTACTGTTAGGTCAAATTGGTGTGTATAATGCTGATACCAATCTTGCTGTTAATGCAACAACTGCATTGAAAGCACGTAATCTTTATTTGGCTGTTGGTATTAGTGCAGGTAAAACTGGTGTAATTAATGATATACGAAAGTCAGCAGGTCAAGCAATTCAAAAGAACAATATCAAGCTGGTAACATCACGTTGTTATACACCACCACAGGAGCAGATTGTTGATATAACTGATTTCTTTGCATTCTGTGAAACTGAATACTCAATCAAGTTCCGGTTTGAAAATCAGTCTGCAATGACAAGGTATGGTTTTAATACACCTGCCAAAACCTTCTCTGTTTACACATCTTGTTGCGGTGTAGGTTGTGATATGACCTGTAAGAACTTTGCAGCAGAAGCAGCTTATCTTCTTGTTCTTGAAATCAACAAAGATACAGATCAATTACTAACTGCGGAATTGATTGATTATACAACTACACCGGGAACACCTGAAGTTGTTGAATTGGAAGATTATCAGGCATGGGTTGATGATGTTGCTAATGCTGATTTGGGTCTTGGTATACGTGTAACAACGCATCCAACAAAATTTCAGAACTATTGCTGCATCAATCTTGGTTATGAGTTTCCAAGGGGAACAAAGATAATCACTTCCTTGATTGGTGGCTTTAACTGTAATGGTAAAGTAACAACAATACAGGATTTATTGTATGAAGAAGGTGCTGGTTACGATGTAAAACAACTTGAATACTTTGCAGGTGGATGGAATGCTTCTCCCGGTATCTACAGGCAATCTGCTTTGTTTGGACTTGAAAGACCCGGTATTGAAACATTTGCTGTTGATTCAGGTAGGTATGTAATGATTAACCTGAACTACCATGTTGAAACAAGAGAAGATAGAACTTATGAAGCTAATACCGATAGCATTGTAGCAATACCTTGCGGAGAGACAGCTACAATTAACTCTCTTGTTGCAATTCTTGATGCAATCACAAATCAGGCATTTGGTGGTGATGCACTTGCAGATGATCTTGCAGCATGTCCTGCTTGTACACAGGTAATGGCAGCAGATGCCTTAACGCCTCATAAGAGTAATGCTTCTTATGCTTTGGATGGAATAGCTTAAATTATTATAATCTAGTTGTGTTTTGTAGAATACTCTACTTAACTAAAGGGGGGAATTTCTATTCTTCCCTTTTTTAATATTTAAAATAAGAAAAATGATTCTACAAGCCTACCAGTCTAAGAATATATTAGCAACATCTGATAACTTAACTGATGTAATTAATAATCCATCTGAATATGTTCAGATAGATATTAAACTTCAATATAACTGTTGTCCTCAAATATACGAAGATACTCTTGTTATAACTCCGAATAAAGTATGGAATGTTGATATATTAAAACCTAATGGTGAAAGACACGCTGTTGTTAAAGGTATATATTTAAAGAACTTTGATACTGGCGAAGTATTCAGTATTACCTTTGATGAAAACTTTGTTGCAGTATTAGAATGTGCTGATCTTGATGATATAACAGCAATGATTAATGATTATATCAATGCTAACTTTCCTTCTTCAGAAGATACTGTTGATGAAAGTGATATAAGTGACGTTAGTGATCTAAGTGACCTTAGTGATGTAAGTGATGTTTCTGATGTTAGCGATGTAAGTGATGTTAGTGAAGTTCCTGTTGAAAATGAAGTTGTTGGTACTTGCGATAGTGTAACTAAAGAAGATTCTTTTATTTATGGTTTAGAAGGATTCCCTGAAAACATAGTTCCAATATTCCTTGATTATCAGTTTGATGGAGTACCTATCATGCAACCTTTTTACTTTATGTATTCAGGAAAGAATAGCATATTAACAAATGTTGCTCTTTCATTAAGTCCTGAAATCATGAATGCATTAAAGTTTCCTGATGGAGTATATAAAGTAACAGTTATAATTATTAAGGTTTCTGGTACACAAATTATAGAAAGTCAATGTTTCTTCCTTGATTGCCATACTAAATGTGATGTGTTTGAACAGTTACCTTTGTTAACTGAAGATGAACAAGTAGAGATACTTATGGCACATTATGGATTAACAATAGGTTCAAATTGTGCATGTGGGTGTGATGAACTATGCATGTTATATAAAAGACTTTTAACTTGGTTAGAACCAACCTTACAAAATTGTAATTGTGTCTAATAAATCAATACTACAATATATTAGTGGTTATATCAATCGTAAACGATATGGTATAAAAACGGGTAAATTAAGTCCTAAGCCACTAATAAATACATACATAGCAAATAGCAGTTGTATTGTTCCTAGTGATTGCAATACTCCTGAACCATGTGATGATGATATTCTTTACAAGGTGTGCAACTTCTATATTGCAGCATTAACTAAACAGGATATTGATTATTATAAGATTAAAGTAATCATACCTTCTGCTCATAATGGAGTTGAACCATATACAGTTGAATGGATATATGATGAAAGTATCTACGAACTAGTAGAAGAAACGCAGAACTATATCATATTAAATAGAGTACAGGATGCGGAATTTGAAACAGAAGTCTTTGTCAAACTTACTGATAAGACAAGATGTTTTGCTTATGGAAATATTACAATCAACTTTGTTCCAATTGAATTTACAGTAGTAATAGATTGTCCTAGTACGCTTTATGTTGGAACATTTATTGCTGGTGAACCTAGTAGTGGAACTATTGTAGTTCCTTATACTATTACTGGATATGGAAATCTAGCAGTTGAAATTGATACTAATGTACATGGATTTAGTGGTTCTCTATCTTCATTCCCGGTAACTCCCGGTAATGGTAATGCTACATTCCCAATAGAATACGATGGTACTGAACCATCAGGTATTAAAGCAATACCTATTAAAGCTACCTATTCTAGTAGTGCTACTGTTTGTAATGTAGATATAACTGTAGATGAACCAGTTATTGTATTGTGTACAGCAGCACAGAACGTAGTTATTGAAGTTACTTAAATTAAGATTAAATGGCTATACCTATTGTAAAGATAAAATGGGATGAAGCAGTAAATGCACCACCTTTCTATCAGGTGATACGTTATCGCCAATCTAATCCTAGTGAATATGTAGAATTTACACCTGTAGCATCAGGAGAAGCAAATTATGAATTTATTGATAATGCTATAACTGAACCTGCTTATTATAATAAATTATGGAGTTATAGAGTAACTTCATTATGTGCAGATGAAGAAGATAGGCCATTTATGGAAAATGAAACCATTGTAATGACTTGTGCTATAGTATTTTCAGCTACAGCAACAGATACTACAATTGCTTATCAATTCAGTCATTTAGGTGGAGATATTAATAAGTATACAATTAAGATACTTAATGCAGGTGGTACTGAAGTAGCTACAGAACAAATTAAGACACCACCTTTTTCTACACCTATAACTGGTATATTTAGTGGATTAACTGGTAATACTACTTATACAATAAAAGTAATATCTGAAGTTGACCCTAGTACTTATACTAAAGAATGTACATTTACTAAGTTAACTGAACCTAGTAATAACCATTATTCAATTCAACATACTAATGGTAATACCGCAACCAATGTTAAATTATATATAGGTCAAAATAATACTACACCAGTTGATTTAATATATGATGGGCCATATCCACTTACAGGTATAATAAACAATACAAGTTCATTCTTACCTGCTGTTGATGCTAATGTGAAGTTAATGGTAACTAATGGAACTGCTATAGTAACTGGTTCTTGTAATGGTACTAGTGCAACTCCAACTGGTGCTGGAACATATACTATGCAATGGTCAGGAATGAATGGTGACTTAGTATTAACATATACAAGTGTAGCAATGGTAACTGCTAATTGGAGTATGGATAGACTTTCTGCTGCATCAAATACTTATGGTAAGTTAGTAATTACTGTAAATGGAGTTGGAACAGTTAATAATACTGTTGGTGGTTATGCAGCAGGTTCATTCTCTGCTGCTGTAGGTTCTACTATTGTTGCTAGTGTAGTATACTCTGGTGAACCCGGAACACAGTTCTCATTACTTGTTAGAGAGAGTGCAAATCATGCTAATATCTTATTTAATGCAGGAGGCGCACATGCAACTTTAAGTCATACTTTTGCAATGCCAAACTACACTATAGACATAATTGGAATAGCTGCTGTTGGCTAATACTTAAACTATGAAGATAGTACCTGATTATAAAAAAATAAAGAAATCACTAGATAAGAATTGTAGTTGTTCTTCTACAATTGTAATACCTACAGGTTCTAATGAAGGTGATAGTGCATATGAAGTTGCAGTAGATAATGGCTTCGTAGGTACTGAAGAAGAATGGCTTTTATCACTTGTAGGTGAACCGGGAGGAAGTATAAGTCTATTTGAATATTTATATATTGATATTCAAGAAGCACCACCAATAGCAGGAACATTTAGGAGTAATAATATAGATGCAGAAACATCAACAGTAGTATGGATTAATAAACTTGATGCAGATAATACTGATAGAAAACCACTTTTGTTAATTGGTGATGTAGGTAATATATTTTATGTTCAAGATAAAGATGATTCAACTATTTATGCAAGATATAATATAGTAACTGATGCAGTAGACAATGGTGATTATATTACAATAGGTCTTTCATATTTGGAAGGTTCTGGTGATTTGATAGGTGATAACCTTTGTATATTAGGTATAATTGTTAGAGGAGCAAAAGGTGAAAAGGGAGATAAAGGTGATACTGGAGATACTGGCCCTCAAGGAGAACAAGGTATTCAAGGTGAAGAAGGTAAGTCAGCATATGAAACAGCACTTGATAATGGCTTTGTTGGAACAGAGGAAGAATGGTTAGCATCAATGAAAGGTGAAACTGGTGAACAAGGAATTCCAGGTGACCAAGGCATTCAAGGTGAGCAGGGTGAGCAAGGTATTCAAGGAATACCGGGATTACCGGGGCCACCGGGAGAGCAAGGTGAACAAGGTGAGCAAGGCCCGCAAGGTGAAGCTGGTATAGATGGAGGACAAACTGAAGTCTTTGCATGGGCATTTGATAATGTTACTACTGCTGCTGACCCCGGTATTGGTAAGTTCAGATTAAACAATACTGTTGATTTTGGAGCAATGACCTTTGTTTATATAGATGATGTGACATATGATATAGCAATGGATGTATCTGCTATGTTTGCAGAAGTAGAAGGAAGTTGGCTATTACATATTCAACAATCCAATGATGCGACAAGATTTGTGCAGTTTGATATAACAGGACTTCTTGTAGATATGGGTGGATGGTGGAAGATTCCTATTACTCATATTCAACATGGTACTGGTGGTATAGTAAATGGACAGAAATGTACATTTGTATTTGTTAATAAGAATGGAGAAGGAACTGGTGGTGCAGGAGTAACTGATGGTGATAAAGGTGATGTAATAGTATCTGGTTCAGGTTCATCATGGTTACTTGACCCTAACTTAAAGAAAGATACCAAAGGAGTTACAGTTGATGGAATGGGTTCAGTTATCATTGCATCTAATACTAGTTATGGTTATGCACTAGTACCATATGCCTGTACTGTAACTGGATGGGATATTATAGCAGATTTAACTGGTAATGCTGTATTTGATGTTAAAGTAGGTGCATCATCTATTATAGGTGCAGGTAATAAACCTACATTAAGTAGTGCGCAAAGTAATACAGCAGCAATATCAGGATGGACAACATCAGCTATATCAGCAAATAGTAGATTAGAATTCATAGCTGTATCAGCAGGAATAGTAACAAGAGTAACAGTAACAATCTTTTTAACTAAGACCTAATGGCTAATAAGTATTGGGTAGGTGGTGGCAGTAGTGTTAACTGGAATGCAACGGGCAATACCAATTGGTCATTATCTTCTGGTGGTGCTAATAATGCAGCTATTCCAACAAGTGCTGATACCGTAATATTTGATGGTGTGGGTGCAAATGCTAATGGAAGTAGTAATATCAATGTTGCCTTTACTATTATATCAATAAATCAAACTGGATTTAGTGGTACACTTCAAGCTAATCAACCATTAACAGTAACAGGTAATCCAGTTACTTTAAGTGCAACTGCTACTTATACGGGTACATTCGGAACATTAACTCTTACAGGTGCAGGAACTACGAACTTAGTTTCAAATGGTAAGATATGGACTGCTGGTATGACTATTTCAGGTGGTGGTACAAAGAATTTAATAGATAATTGGACTGTTAATGGATTAGTTACTGTTGGTACAGGTACTAATACCATGAATGGTAATACTCTTGTTATGAAAAATGGCATTAGTAATACTAATGGTCATATACAAGGAACTACACTTTTAGACTTACAAGGAGGTACATGGCAAACTGCAACTACCCATATTATATATAATAATATGTGGTTAAATGGTAATATTACCATAGGTGGTGGTGGTGGTAATGTAACATATAACACAGGAACATTAACCTATGTATCAGGAACGATAACAGTAACAGCAGTTAATTTAATTACTGCGGGTGCTACATTTGATACTGGGCCTACTGTTGTCTGGAATAATATAACTGTAAATGGTTCAGGAACATTGACCTTATTATCTGTATTGAGGGGTGAATCAATAACAATGGGTACAGTTAGTGTTGTTTTTGCTGGTACTGCTGGATTTGATATTAATTCATTGAATTGTAATTCAGCATCAGCACAAACAGTAACATTACAAGCTGCTGTACAATATGAGATATGGGAATCTATGTCAATATGCCAATGTAGGTTAGGTTCAAATATAACTGTAACTTCAAGTAGTGCAAGTATAAAAGCAAAGATATTTTTTAATCATATAGGATGGGCTGGCAATGTAACTATATGTGATGTGATGGCTAATTTTACTAGAATAGATGCTGATACAACATCTATATCAATACCGGGATTTTATAGTAGAAGTATCAATACATGGAATGGAACGGTAACAGATTGTATTAATGTAAATAGATATAGTGATTTTAAACCAGTAGCAGCACTTTTTTAATTATGGCAGATAGATACTGGGTAGGAGGTGGTTCTAGCACGAACTGGAATGCAACTGGTAGCACTAATTGGAGTGCTACTTCAGGTGGTTCTAATAATGCAAGTGTGCCAACAACAGCAGATAATGTAATCTTTAATGGAGTAGGAGCAAGTGCTAATGGAACTAGCACAATAAGTACAGCTATAACTATCTTATCATTAACATATACATCAGGATTTACTGGTGCTATGGTTCATACAGGAACACTTTCATTTACAAGCAATATAACACTACATAATAACTATACTATTTCTGGAACAGGTGCATTAAATGTATTAGGTGCAAGTGGTACAATGACTTCCAATGGTAGGGTATGGCCTAACAGCTTAAACCTTGCTGGTGGAGCAACAACAGTAGTAAAAACATTAGCTGATAATTGGAGTGTCAATAATCTTGTTGCTAATAGTACAACTACAGCATTGAATGGAAGTACTATTTATACAAATCAGTTGAGTATATTAAGTGGTAATGTTACTGGAACTACCAATATAATAATGGTAGGTACTTCATGGACAGGAAGTGCAACATCAATTCTTAATAATAATCTAACCATTGAAAGTGATGTTGTATTAGGTGTAAATGTGAACTATGGTACAGGAACTTTAACTGTTAATGGTACATTAGATACAACGACTAATAGTAATACATTGTATTTAAATAATTCACCAACATTAGAAACTACTAATGTATTCTGGAATAACATTATTATTACTTCAGCTAATCAAACTATAACGTTACTTTCTATGTTAGAATCAATGAGTCTAACTTATGCTGCAAC